CTACTAGAGAACTTGCTACTAAGTTCTTCGATTATTGTTTATCACCATGTTCAAGGTATTTTTCTGAAGTTGTTGATATGTTCTCCCGCAATTATTACAAACTCTCATATTTTTTATATATTAAATTTTGTGAAATGCGTAATAAGATGATTATTCAAGATATTGTCGATGAAATTAAGAAATATAGTCTCAAATCCGCTCTCATCGTTAAGAAAACTATCAGTAAGATTTCTAGTCAGACTGTTAGGATAGTCGATAGCATTAGGGTATACATCAAAGCTATATTCCAAATGTACCCTGGTTTTACTTATTTAGCTTCCTTCGTCGCTTGTTGGAAAACCTTTTCAATGGTGTTTTCTTACTTTGGTTTTTTTAACAAAGCAAAGAAAGATGATGCTAACATTAGCGCTTCCACACAGAATGCTAGCCACAATGCCGTCAGGCCCGATCCTGACAGGAATGTACCGAATAAGATTACTCTTAAGTATAAACAGGAGAATGGACGAATATATCAGGTTAAGCCCTTTGCCCAGAATAAAGATGAACAGCTACACTCAGTCGCGAATAAGATCATTTCAAAAAACACCATCATCATTAAGAAGGGTGGTGCTCAGGACGCGTGGGCTCATGCCACCATAATTTGCGGTTCCGTTGCGATTATACCGTCTCACTACTTCTTTGAAGCTAATCGAATAATGTCACTTGATGAGGATGAGGCTCATACCATCCTCGAAATGTTCACATCAAATGGAGTTAAGTTCAAGGAGACTACCCTTAAAGAATTCCATGAATCTCTAGCTATTGATATTCCTGATAATGATCTTTCCATGTTCATTATACCTGGTAAGCTGAAAACTTTCCCAAATATAGTTAAACACTTTATTAAGGAAGATCAACTGCCTACAAAGTATATTGATGTCATGATAGTTTGTGCCAATGAGAATAAAGGCTATATTTGCCATGATACCGAAGCTATCATGAGTCCTGAATCCATGTGTTATGTTAACAATCATGGAGATAAGTTTACCGTGAAGCGGAACTTCTCCTACCGTGCTGATACAGTACCTGGAGATTGTGGTAGTACGATTTTTGCCAAAGAACTCAATTTTTACCCATCACCCATTTTAGGATTCCATATTGCTGCTACTCGTAATGTAGAAACTATGGGTTTTTCTAACGTTTTGACACGTGAAGTCATTGAGGAATGTTTATCTAGTATAGACAACCTTGAGAAGGCTTCACCTCCTATTACGTCGTTCAAATACGTAAAAGAAACTCATAAGGAAAACATTTACTCAGAGTTCAGAATGGCTTCATCCACCACGTTACCTTTGGGCATGGCTACTAGCTCTGTCCTGCGTAAGACGCCGCATATTTTCGGCGTCTTTGGTGAACCTACTGTTGAACCCGCAGTTTTACATCCTTATGTTATTGATGGTGTACGAGTCGATCCTCTTGAGCAAGCCACGCTTAAGTATCAGCAACCAGCCCCGCACATTCCCCGCGAATTATTATTAGCGGTCACTGAAGATCTTATAGATGAAATTATCAGTAATAGTGATAAGTTT